CGGGGACATCCTGCAGCCTCAGCAATCTCAATGATGGCACAAAGAAGTTCAAGCCAATTGCAGACCGAATTCTCGGGTGATGTAGTTGGAAGCCCCGACTTCATGCCCGTAGTGATTGCAACAAGTGTGTTTGCTGCAAGATGATATGAATGAGTCGTTCCTTTGATCCAGGCCATCCGTGCCTTGTTCGATGGGTGACGTTTTCCGTAGAACCCGTCATTGATACACTCGCAGGATGCGGTTCGAATCTGATCGCCACAATTTCCGTCCCAATTCTTGTGATCTCCAGCGATGAGCAAGCCTCCATGCTTGTTCATCCTTCCTCGCAAACCAGTCGCATCGGAACCAAGCATGTTGATTCCGACACTGATTTCATTGTCAACAGGGTTAGCCATCGACGCAGCAAGAAAACCTCCAAACAACTTGCGCCCAGCCAAAAGCTGATGAAGTGGCGCAATGTCAAAAGACCTTGTTGATGCTTCGTAAATCTTTTCGAGTTTCCGGCGCTCGTCTTTCAATGATTCAATGAAAACGTATGGCGTAATAATGCCTAAATGCAGCTCAGTGAGTGTCTTTGAGACCTCCTCTTCGAGCGTTTTCCCAATGAAATCGCCATTATAATCTTTTGTTGTGAACGCATAAGTGTCCTTCTTGTTCGTCTCGGGATGAGGAGTCACGTCAAAGTATGCAGACTTCCCACTTGATGACGGTGGAGCAATCCACTTCCAGTATGCACCGCAACTCGTCGTGAGATCAATCCTTTTAAACTCGCTCCCTTCAATTCCATTGATCATTTCATGATCAGTGCAATCGCGGCGCCAGTCCTTTGACTCACTCCACACGCTCATCTTTGCCTTCACAACCTCTTTCGCTCTCTCGAGTGTCTTGAGGGAAAATTGCGGTGGATCGTGCGTGAACTTGTCCATTGCAAGTGAAAGAACTTGCCTCCCACCAGCTTTAACTTCGTCACTCACAAGTTCATGATGAATTGACATTGCAGCCGGAAAAGTTTTTACAGGGAAAATTTTTCCGATTGTCGGGAGTGCGTCGATTCGCGACTCTGGCGTTATATTTGCCGGTAGAGCGGAAACGCCAAGCACTTCGCCTTGTGCACCGGGCAGAAGAGTGACCG